CACCCCGCCGATGAGCTGGCCGGTGATGCCCGACGCCGTGATCATCTGCAGCGATGCAGCGACGTGCACCCACCCGGCACGTGGTGCCACCCATCGCTTGTTCGTGGCGTCCCAGCAGTTGCCGACGTCGAGGTTGACCTTGTCGAACGTGACGACGACGAAGGCGGCGTCGGAGCCGACCGACATGTTGGCGGCCGAGAGCTGCACCGCACATTGCATCCCGACGGGGCGCGTGGCGAGGCTGTAGCCGCCGCGCAGGTCCACGATGTTGGATGGCGTGATCGAAGCCGAACCACCGGGCACGTAGACCTGCGCGAGCACGCCGTACCACGGATAGATCGACGGCGGGACCGGCGACGCTGCGGGCGTGCCCGCCATGGGGGCGAAAACGAAGTCGTTGTTGGCGCCGCCGTCGATGTCGTTGCCACGGGGCAGCGCCACGATGAGGTCGATCCGGTTCTGTCCCGACGGCGGTGCAGCGGTGAGCGTCACCTGCTCGACCGCATCGGACCAGCACAGCACCGAGCCGGTGCTGTTGTACGTGCCCGCAGCGACGATGCCGGGCGCGACGTTGACCTGCATTCCGGTCCCCGCCGTGACGGCCATGCCGGTCGCACCGCCCTTCGGGTACAGCGCGGTGAGCAGCGTGCGGTCGATCGACGCCGGGTAGGTGCCCTGTTGGAGCCAGAGCGGCGTGTATCGGGTCATGGCGTGCCTACCTTCGGGCCAGTGCGTCGACGTCGGCCTTCGCCGCCGTGAGCAGATCGTGGAGTGTGAGCGGTGAGCGGCCGAGCGTCAGGCTGACGTCCTCGCTGCCGTCGTCGGAGATGTCGAACGTGATGCCGAAAACACGAGTGGTCGTGTTGACGTTGAGGCGTCCCGCCTTGATGACCAGCCCAACGGTGTCGCCCATGTTCGGCGCGCCGAACTGGTAGGTGCCCGGTGTCAGCGTCACGGTGTAGGACGGCACGATCACGCCGGAGAAGTTGACGGCGCCATCGGCCTGCTGTTGCAGCGTGAGCGTGACGGTCACGTCGGCCGACTGCTCGCCTCGCATCCACAGACCGATGCCGTTGGGCGAGATGTTCGAGGCGTCGCTGTTGAACGACTCGGCGAACACCTGCGCAGCGGTGGCGTCGGTCGCCTGGTTGTTGCCGATCAGGCGCTCATAGTTGGCGTACTCGTCGCTCGCCACGGTGCGAGTGAACCCGGCGATCTGTGCGCCGTAGGCGTAGGTCAGTGCTCGGGTGATGCCTTGGGACGGGTAGAACAAGCGGAGCTGGTCACGGCCGCTGGCGGGGAACGGCAGCACGTCGTAGTCGAAGCCGTTGGACACCTTCGACAGATCGTCGAGCGCCGTGCCGTGCACGGTGTTGCCGAGGTACTGGCGGTCACGAAGCTGGCCCGACTTCGCCGAGCGTGCCGTGCCGTCGGGGTTCACCTGCGTCGGCATGAGCGGCAGGTAGCTGGCTGCACCGAACGACGAGCCGACCGACGGCGAGATGGCGATGGCGTTGAGGATGATGTCCCACGCCAAGTCGTCCTGATCGCGCTGCGTCACGCTGTAGGCGGCCGTCCACACCCGGCGCATGAGCATCGCCGAGTAGTCGTGGCACACGAACGTCACCACGCCGGAGTCGCTGTCGAACTGATCCTCGGAGTGATCGACGAGGCCCCGGAACATGGCGACGTCCTTGCCTTGCGCCTCGTCCCATCGCCACGCCCACACGTCGGTCACCAGCTCGCGCACGAGTGGCGCCTGCGCCGACAGCCCGTCGAGCGTGAACGTGAACTCGGCGGGCGACTTGTAGCTCTGCGTCAGCCGTCGACCACGAGCGTCGGTCAGGTCGGCGATGATCGTCTGGTTCCACGGCTGGTCGCCGTACTGGCGGTTGTGCAGCGTGATGCGCCAGCGGCCCCGATCGGGGAACGGTGTGCCACCGGCCGTGACGTAGGAGAACGGCAGCACGTAGCGGGTGCCGCCGATGTTGACCTCGAGGTTCGTCGTGCCGATCACGCCGGGTGCGGCGAACGTTTCGATCGTCGTGTCGTTCACCACTCGGAACCACGTGACGGCGGTGTCGCCGATCGTGATGCCGAGCACCGGGCCGCTGGTGAACCCGCTGCCGATGATCCGCAACGGTGTGGCGCCTTCGGGTGGCGACCAGTTCGGCGTGACGCTCGTGATGCCGACGGCCTGCGGCTGCGTCGTGTCGCTCACGACAGGTAGCCGTCCTGCCAGATCGCCACCACCTGCGTGATCGGCGACGTGCCGGTCCCGGTGAGCGTGATGTTGGCGTAGCCGGGTGTGGGCGGCACGTTGAGCCACGACGAGCGCGACCAGTCGACCGAGCTGAACATCGACTGCGCCGGGTCGGAGTCGAGGCGGACGGTGTGCTTCTGGTGGTCGATGTCGAGCCAGTGCCCGGCGTCGACACGTGCCGAGCCGACGAAGGTCATGCCGAGCTGAGCGGTGATCGCTGCGCCGGTGTCGTCGACGACCTGCGTGGCGATCTTCGGGCCGGAGATGGGGCCGTACACCCGTACAAGCGGCCGCACCGGCACGTCGCCGGGCGTCTGGATGACACCCGTCGTCGGCGCCTGCGTGCCGGTCGGGTAGGCACGGGAGAAGGTCAGGTTGTAGACCCGGCCCGACTGGCCGGTCCCGGCGTAGGACTGCGCCTGGTTCCAGTCGGGGTCGCGCACGACGGGGTCAGCGGCGAGCCACTGCAGCACGATGTCGCGCTGCTCGTTGCCGCTGATCTTGAAGGCGTACTGAGCACCACGGAGCTGCAGCACCCGCTCGGCTGCGCCGGGGCGGTCCAGCACGAAGTGCAGCACCGGGCGCGCCGACGGCAGCATGAACGGGGCGAACAGCGAGGTCACGGCGTCGATCTGTGCACCGGCACCGCGCAGCGCCGTGATGTCGGCTTCGACCACTCGTGAGCCGAGGTACTGCGTGCGGTCGACGGCGCCGTCACGGTCAGGGTTCGGCGAGACGTTGTCGCGCACGGCGGGCGAGCCGAGGTCGAGCGACGTGCAGAAATAGCCCGCCGACTCGTCCTCGAGTAGCAGCGTCCTGCCGCCGAGGGTGAGCCACGCTGACCGGACACACGTCATCGTCAGAGCCTCTGGGTGCGCACGGCCCACGCCGCCTTGCCCATGAACATGTCGAGGTCCACGCCGCTGTTGAACGTGGCGTGCTCGACGTGCACGGCGGGCCCGCTGCGACCGAGCGACGTCGACGAAGCGCCTTGTGTTGCAGACCCCCCGGCGATCGTGACGTTGCCGGTCGGGTTGAGCGCCGACACGGTGCGGTCGAGCGCCGACTGCACGTGCTTGTCGAAGCCCGCCTGCAGTCCGTTGCCGAGGCCCTGCATCGTCTGCTCGCCGAGCGTGTGCATCACCGCCGACGGCGAGAAGATGCCCATGACCTTCTTGACGGCATCGGGAATCAGGTTCATCGCCGACTTGAACCAGTCGGTCACCTTGTGCCAGGCCGCCTGCAGCCCGTTGAGCATCCCCTGCACGATGTCGCCGCCGACGCCCTTGAGCCACGACAGCGCGTCACCGATGGCGTGGATCACCCCGGCCCACATGCCGCCAACGAAGTCGGTCACGAGATGCCACGTGTTGACGATCCCGGCCCACATGCCGTGGATCACGTTGGCGCCTTTCTGCAGCAGCCATTGGGCGGCGTCACCGATGGCGGCGAGAATGCGCAGCTCGAAGCCGCCCACGTACTCGACGATCAGGTGCCACGTCGTCACGAGGCCACGCCACAGACCGTGGATCACGTCGGCGCCGATGTGCACCAACCAGTTGGCGGCGTCCTTCACGAAGTCGACGACCCAGCCCGGCACCTGCACGAAGAAGTCCGACACGACGTGCCACGCCGTGGTGAGGCCGTCGACCATGCCGTTCCACAGATCCTCGCCGACGTGTGCGAGCCACTTCCCGGCGTCCTTGAAGGCGGCCAGGATCTCGCCGGGGATCTTCTTGAGGAAGTCGCTCACTTGCTTCCAGTGCTCGATGATCAGCGCGACGACGATGCCGAAGGGACCAAAGAGCATCCCGACGAGCAGCGGCCAGTTGGTCTTGATCCAGTTCCACACGGCGCTGATCGCCTCGTGGATGCCGTGAAAGGCGTCCTTGATCCCGGCCCACAGCACGTGGGCGATGTCCTTCCACCAGCCGAACTTGATGCCGATGGCGACGATGGCGCCAATGACCACGGCGATCAGCGTGGCGATGAGCACCAGGGGGTTCGCCTCGAGTGCGGCGTTGAGCAGCCACGTGGCCGCTGTCGCCACCCCCGACGCTGCCGCCTGCGCACCCTCTGCCACGGTCGACGCAACGGTGGCGACCTTGCTGGCGAGCTGCGCGTCCTTCAACACGCCGACGGCGGCACCCAGCCCCGACATGGCGATGCCGGCTGCGGTGATCGCGCCGCCGTATTTCTGACCGAACAAGGCGATGTGATCCTCGGCCTCGGCCTTGAGCGCTTTCAGGTGCCCGGTGAAGGTGTTGGCGGCGGCCGAGTCCTGCCCGGTCAGCTTCTTGCCCAGCGCGTCGATGGCGTCCTCGTGCCCCTTCGAGGCGCCCTTGGCGGCGTCCTGTGCTCGTGCCAGATCGGAGTGCTTCGACGCCGCCACCGCCGAGGCGAACGCCACCTTGTCCTCGGCGGCCTTGAGTGCGTCGGCCTGTGCAGCACTGAGGTGCTTCGACCCGGCGTCCTTCGACTGCAGGTCGAGCAGGTGCAGCTTGGCGGCCGACAGCGCGTCGTCGGCGTGACCGGCGTCCTTCGTCGCCTTCTCCAGCGCCTTGCTGGACTCGCTCGTCGACGACATCGTGATGCCGAACTCCTTGAGCACCCGGCCGCTGCCGTTGTAGACCCGACCGAGCGACGTGGCGGCAGCCGACAGGTCCTCGTGCTTGGCCGAGGCAAGCTCCGACGCCGTGCCCAGCATGTCGAGCGCCTTGGCGGGGTCGTGGGTCGCTTGGGTCAGGATGCGCAGCGCGTCCTGCGACTCGTTAGCGGTACGACCGAAGTGCTCCTGATGCTTGACCGCCGCGTCGATGCGGCCCTCGTAGTCGTCATAGCTCTTGCCGGTCGCCTTGACGGCCTGCTGGAGCTGCTGGTGCGACGCCTGATCCTTGGACCCCATGGCGGACAGGGCGAGGCCGACACCGGCGAGCGCGCCGCCGACGCCCATCATCATCCCGGCCGTGGTCTGCGCGTGCTTGCCCATGTTCTGCAGCGACATGTCGGCGGTCTGCAGCGCAGAGCCGAACGGGCCGAGCACGCCGGTGCTGTTGAGGGTGCCCAACATGCCGGAGAAGGCCGAGTGCATCCCCCCGGCTGCCGCCTGTCCCTTCTGGGCGGCGCTGTTGAAGCTGTTGCCAAGCCCGGTCAGATCGCCGAGCACTCGGACGAGGATGGACGGGCCTGCCATGGCTCAGCTCTTGGCCGCTTCGGCTGCGGCGCGCTCGATGCGACGCACCATGGCGGCGAAGTCCTCGTCGCCGAGCTCGTCGACCTCGGCGGGTGTCATCCGCCAGAATTCGCAGAAGGCAGCACGGGCGTCGGCGAGCTGCCGTTCGTAGGGTCCGCGTCGATCATCTCCACCTCGACGTCGTAGGCGTGCATCCACAGCGACGTCGGGTCACGGTCGGGGAAGTCGCGCTGCAGCGCTCGGAACGCC